CCGTCTGGTGGATGCCCTCCCGTGTCTGCTCGCTGGTCAACAAATCCACAAACTGCTGCAAAACCGGTTGCGCCGTCTGGAAGACACCCTCAAAGAACTCGCGCAGCCCCACCTCCTTAATATCGTGCAGGCTGGAAAGCAGCCCGCTGAAGGTCCCCGCCTGGCGTTCGGCCGAACCGCCAAAATCTCGTTCCATCGAGTCCATGATCGCTGCAATGGCTGCGTCCGCCGGGATCAATCCATCCTGCTGCAACCTTACCAGTTCTTCGGTCGTCACCCCAAACGCCTTCGCCAGCGTGTCGGTCACGCTCAACCCGGCGTTGGTCAATTGCAGCATCTCCTGCCCCGAGAGCTTGCCCCTGGCCTTGATCTGCCCCAACGCCAGAGCGATGCGCCCCATGGCGTCCTCCGAGGCGCCCGAGCCGGCGGCGAAGTCGATCATCGCCTGCGTCATGCGCTGCGCCTCGTCGGTGGTAAAACCGTAGGCCATCGCCGTGCGGAAGGCGTCCGCCACGCCCTGTTGGGTGAACGGGCTCTTGATCGCCAGCCGCTCAATCCAGCCCTGCAATTCCTGCGCCCGCTCGCTGGCGTCGCCCATTGCCTCGGCCAGGCTGCCGGCCTGCCCGGCGTTGACCATCTCGCGCCCCACCAGCGCTTGCAGGCTCATCCCCAGCCGTTCGTAGTTGGCGTACGATTCCAACGCCTGCCGGCCGATCTCGGCCACCCCGTCGGCAATTCGCTCAAACAGTTGCGCGCTGAGGATGCCGGCCGCAATCTGAGCGATATTGCCCAGCGACCCGCCCACCTGGCCCAACGGTGCAGACGCCCGGTCGTGGCCCTCTACGATAATACTGATGCGATACTCGGTCATCTGCCTCGCAGCCTTCCCATCGTCATCCGCACCTCGGCCTCAGCGTCCAGACAGACCAACATCTCCAGCACATCACTCGCCGCCTGGGCGCGCAGTTCCGATTGCATGCACTTGAACCTGTCACACAGCAGCGCCATCAAATACTCCTTGGGCGCCGGCGCCCCCGTCCACAGATGCGCCAGCACCCGCAGCCTTAGTTTTTTCGCTGCGCTTCTCCGCCGCCCAGAACATAGGCAATAAACGCATTGATCACCGGCTGCACATCGGCCCCCGTAAGCGCGCTGGAGCCCGGCGTCAGCGCCTTGCGCAGCGAGCGCACCACCTTCACAAAAGCCTTACGATCGAACTCGCTCTTATCCAGCCCGGCCAGTTCGATCACATCCAACACCTCATCCAGGCTCAACCGGCTCAAGTCAAACGAAAACTGCTTCACCGTTTCGTCCTTCTGCTCGCCCACCTGGTACTGCGCCTGTTCTTCGCTCATCGTCATTCTCTCCGGCTTACGCCACATCTTCAGGTGTAACGGCGCTGGTCTCGCCTTCGATATCCGAAAGCACCGTCGCCGCACTCTCGGCCTCGCCCTTCGGCCACATCGGCTTTTTGATCGTGCAGGCGTCGGTGGTGTAACGCTTGCTGCCCGTCTGCCCGCCCTTCGGCGACCAGCGAAAATACACCGGCGTGCAGGCCTCATAAGCCGCCTGTATTTTGGCGGTTGGTTCGCTGCTGCCCTCGGTGTACACAATCCGAATGTGTATTTTCACCGGATCCAGCTTGCCGGCCGAGAGCAGCGGCCGGTCGCCCTCAAAGACGTGCGTCTTTTCCGTCGCCCGTTCGCCGCCATCCCACTCCACCAGGTTGGCAAACCCCGAGATATCGTCCCAACTGGTCTTATTCTCCGACATCTCGATCTTCAAATTTCGCATCGACATACCACCCGTCGTTTGTGCCATACAGCTACCTCCTTACTCAAACGTTAAAACCAGGACCTCCCTGGTATATTCCTTACCGCCGATCTCCACATCCACCCGCTCGCTCCACTCCGAACGGTCGATCCCCTGCCAGAAACCATCCCAAACCGGGTGGGCGTCGATGAAATCGGCCACAGCCTGCTCGATGTCGTCCAGCCGGTCTTCGGCCTGTTCCTCTCCCCAACCGCTGGCCGGGTCGGCGTACAATACAAACACATCCACCTGCAAACGGTGTCGGGGAACCGTTCCTTGAAACGAAAGCTGCGGCCGGCTGCTGCCCAGCGACGAGACCACCACCACCGGCGACTGGCCCAGCAAATCACCGGCCCGGTAGGCCAGCACCTGCTGCACCGGCTTCCCCGCGCCCGCCAGCGCCTCCGCCAGCAAACGGGCCAGCTCACGGCGCAGCGCCTTGCGGCTCATTGCAGCTCCTGGGCCATGCCCCGCCCGGCCGCCGTAGCGATCGACCGGCCGTGCTCGTTCACCACCCGCTCATAAAACGCATGGCTGCCGCCTCGCCCGTGCTCCTGCGGCCCATAAACCGCCGTATGCACACCGCTGCGCGGATTGAGCGCCGCCGGGTCAATGAAGATCCGCCCGCGCAGCCCGCCTTCCATCTGCATCCGGTGGCTGGCGCGCAGCGCCCCGGTGTCGACGTGCGTCAACGTCACCGCCGCCCGCTGCCCCTGTGCCAGGGCGTACTGCACCGCCCTCCCCAGCCCACCGGCCGGCCGCAGCGCCGCTATGCGCCGGTTGTTGTCCCGCTGCGCCCGTTGGATTTCGGCAATCGCTTCTCTCATCCCGTCTCCGCTACCGGAAGGTCACCTGCGCCTGACCGGTAATCAGGCTCCAGATCAACGCCACCACCGACAGCGCCAGCGAGCCGCCCACAAACGTCAGCAGCCCGGCAATTACGTTCAGGCGGGCAATAATCTTTTCCGCCTGGTCAATGCGTTGCTTCAAAGCATCCATATCCTTTTCCAGCGCCGTCACCTTTTGCTGCGTCACCGCCTGGCAGCCCACCTCCGTCTTTTCCAGTCCCTGGAGCTTTTCGCCGAACTCCCCCAACAAACCCTTAATCTCTTCCATCACCCGCTCCAGGGCCATCAACCGGTCCGAAACACCGCCCAGACGCTCCGCCAAAACAGCTACACCCGTAGGATTATCTGCGCCCTCCACCCGCTCAGAACGGGATCTGTTCATCCGCAATCCATCCCAGCTTCGCAAACACCCGCTGCGCCAGCCAGTTGTAAATCATCGTCGCCACCCCCACAATCCCGCTGGCTGCCACGATCAACTGGCCGGCAAAATCCATCACCCCTTGGGCAAACGCCGCCGGGTCGTCGCTCGCCGCCGGCAGAACCGGCAGCGCCGGCTGCGCAAACGCATAGGCCATCGGCACCGCCACGATAAACAGCAGCACCGTCACCACCTTGCGATCAATCTTCTGCTGCTTGCGCGCCGCATACAACTTGATCGCCTGAGTGATCAACACCGCCACAACACCCAAAATTGCAACCTGCCCGGTTGTCAGTTCCATGTTCATACTCCTTATCGCTTCAAATCTTCAAGAATCAGGTGGATAAACCCATACTCGTCCGCTACGAACGTCTGTAGCAGTTCGTGCGGCGTCTCCAACGCCATACGTCGGCGAATCTCGGGATCGACCGGATCCAGCGGCGAGCAAAACAGCCCACTCAGATGCGTGGCCGGCTCGCCGCGCTTGCCGTCCACCAGGCCGGGGTTACGCTGCGTGCTGGCCGGCACCTCCGCCAACCGCCCAAAAGACAGGCTGTTGGCCGCATCCAGCCGCCACTGCGCCGCCGAACGGATCGGGTAAACCGCCCCATCGACGACCAAAAAATCACCTTCCCGAATATCCATCTTCGCCCTTCTCTGCAAAGTTCAACCGCAGCACCCCATACTCCAGCGCGCCGGCCCCCAACCCGTGCTCCCGTTCAATCTTGCGCTGCAACCTGGCAATCGCCTTCTCCACCTGGTCTGCCAGTTGCGAGAGTTCCTCGCGCCGCGGCCCAATCGCCACATCCACCAGCGCCAGGTTGCCGGCCACCGTTTCCAACGTGCGCAGCTCGGCCACATCCAGCAGCGCATCGATCTGCTCGGCCGTCACAGCCGCCAGGTCGGCGTCGGTCACGCTGCCGGCGTCTGCCGCCGCCAGCCCCAGCGCCCGCAAAGCCTGACACAAGGCGTCATTCAGATCGGGGTTGCTTCCGTCGGTCAGCGTGCTCAGCCCGGCCGCCGCCAGGCGCGCCCTGCAACGTCGCACCAGGATGCCCTCAATCGCCGCCCGCGTCAGTCCCATCTCGCCAGCTCCACCCGGTTGGGGGCGGTCAGCCCGCCCCACCCCGCTTTGCCGGCTTATTGCTTGCAGCCGGCTCAACGGCCGCCGGTTCAGCGCTCGCTGGCCCCAGGCGGCCCAGAATCAGATCCAGGATGGCCTCAAGGCGCGCCAGCCGTTCGGCCATCTCAACCAACGTTGCCGCCTGTTGCTGGGCGGCCTGCGCTCGCATTGCTTCAGCACGACCCGACTTCACCGTTCACCTCCTAGCGCTGGAAGGTAGTCGGCGTGGTATAGCCGCCGCTGGCGCTCAGCTTCATCACCACCCCGTTCAACCGGTTGCCCACGCCAAAGCCGTAGCGGTTGCGCCAGAACGACGCCTCCAGCGGGTGCGTTTCCTCCCGCGCCACCAGTTGCAGCCCCGTACCCAACCCGGTCTCGGGCGGGTCAACGCGCTGGATCAACGGCTTGGGCGCCTCCAGGTAAATACCCAGCAGATAGCCGGCCGGCACCCGCGACCATTCCACCACCCACACATTGTTGATGCGTCCGATCACCCGCCCCGGCAGCCGCTCAGGCAAACCAACCACCTGCGGCATATTGGCGCCGGGGATAATGTGACGGTCGCCGATCTCGACATAATCGGTCAACACCTCGGTCTTGGGCGTCTGCGCCTTATTAATGAAGACCACAACATTATCCCCACTGGAAAGCTCGCCAAAGTGATGCTCAAAATGATCCCGGATAGTCGCATACGGGTTATTGGTGTCGCTGAGATCGGCGGCAACATAGCCCGATTCCAGGTAATGGCTATGGGTTGTCTCGTTTTCCTCGCCCACCAGCGGCGGGTACAACGTGGCGTCGCCGTTGGCCAGCGGCTGCACCGTCAGCACCCCCCGCCGTTCGTCCACAAAGTTATACACCTGGTGATTGAACAACGCCTTGAGCACCTCCAGCCGGACGGTGTTGATATCGCGCTTCTGGATCGTATCCAGGTGCAGATCGAGATCCTTGAGCGTCATATACGCCATGGCGATATCGCTGCTCCCCAGCGAATCGCCAAAATCCTCCAGCGGGAACGAGACTTCCCACTGTCCGGTGCGCTTGACCGCCGCCGTCTGCGCCAGCCCGCCGCGCCGCTGCATGTACCCACCGCCCGACAGTTTGTAAACAAACTTATAGTCAGGGGTCGTCTCTTCCACAAACACCGAGAGGGCCTGTTGCAGGTCCTGATTATGCTCGCCCAGCAACTGTTGCATGGCGTCATAAATCACCCGCTGCCCAACCCGGTTCACTGGGGTCGTATCGCCGTCCGCAAAGCCCAGAATACCGTATAACTGGCTCATTCCCAGCTCTCCTTACCCGGCCCAGCCGGTGATGAACAACAGTTTGGTCAGCGCCCGGTCGGTGATCGGGATCACCCGCCCGGCCAGCAGCGACGTGCCGCCGGCTGCATCCGCCAGCGCCCCCGCCGTATTGGAGACGTACACCGGCGCATCATAGGCCAGCCCGCTCACGTCGAAACCGGCCACATGGCCGCGCAACAACACGCTCACCGCCTGGCCCGGCCCACCCTTTTTCAACGCAATCCCGCGGAACTGCACCGTGCCGCTGCCGTTGGCGTCCGCCAGCGCCAGCTTCCCGTTGGCGTTGACATACACCGCCTGGCCGGGGTTGATCGCCTCGCCGGCAATAAAATCGTAAATCTCCGCCTTGAGCGGAAAGACCACCGCCACCTGATCGGCGTTTACCACAATATCCGCCATACCTCACACCTCCTGCCGCCCGTCAGAAGCGCGTCACCGTAGGCAACGCCCGCACCTGGGGCGGCTGATTCTCACCGGCCGGCTGCTGCGCCTGCCGGGTAATGGGCGTGCCTTTAGGCGCCGCCGCAGACAGCCAGAACGGCCGGGCCTTCGCCACAGCCTCAACCGCCTCTTTGACACCCTCAAACTCACCGTCCTTTTCCTTGATCTTGCTGCGCTCCACCAGCCCCCACACATCCTGAACCGCCTCGGGCAAAAAGCCCCGCCGGGTCGCCTCAGCCAGCACCGCCGCCCGCAGCAACCGTTCGCTGGCCGTCGCCAGCGCCTCGGCCTTTGCCGCCTCGGCCGCCGTCAGCTTCTCCTGGATGGCCTGGAGCTGCGCCTGCAATCGCTCGGCCTCGCTCTTCTGCCCATCCAGCAGCTTCTTGCCATCGCTCAGCGTCGCCAGCAATTCCTCAACCGACTTCGCCCCGCTCTTATCCAGCAGTTCCTTAACCGCCGCATCACGGGCGCGGTTCGAGCGCTCCGCAAACAACACATCCAGTTGCGCCTGCGTAAAGGTCAACGGCTTCTCGCCGCCGCCCGTCTGGCCGCCGCTGCCCCCGGCGTCTGGGTCCGTATCAAACAACATTGCAGGCCCGAATCTCATAACACTCTCCTCCGACCGTTCCCGCCGTCGTGCGCGTAGGGTTAAAAGACGAACGCCCCAACAGTGGCGCTCTCTCTTGCCGGCGCTCTGTCGAGGCATTCACGATGCTCTGTGCGAGTTATAGCACGCTCAATGCTTACCTGCAACCGCCCCCGCCGTCGCCGGGGCTGCCGGCAGGTCGTTCCGCCGCTCCGCCGGGCGGTACTGGCTCAAATCCACCACCGTCACCACCCCTCGCCGCGCAATCTGGATCAAATCCCGCTCAGGGTCAAAGCGGAATAACAGCTTGCCCGTTCCCGGCTCGCGCACCTCAATAAACATGCCGGCTCACCCAAACGCGTCGGCCGGGTCTGGGTCTCGCCACACCCCCCGGGCGCGCTCATCCAACATCTGCCGGGCCGCCTGCCGCATACGTTCACCCAGCCCATCATCATACTTTGCCAGGTACAACGCCACCGACGACCGGCACCAATAGTGAAACGGCGGCCAGTCCAGCCAATCAGCGTAACGCGGCGTCCCCACCAGGTGAAAGCGCTCATCCAACGGCCGCACCTGCCCATGCGCCCGCAAACAGCAATCCGTCGTGCGGGCGTCCAACCCGGCCACCACCTGTTTCTCAAACGGCCGGCTGCGCCCGCGCGCCAGCGTCACCGCCTGAAAAGCCTCCCACAACAGCGCCGACGACCAGAACGCCGCTGCCCCCAGCACCTCGCCCGGCCGCAGCGCCCCCGTCCGTTCCTCGTCACCCAATATCAGCGCCGCGTCTGCCCCCATCGCCAGCAACGAGCGCACGTTGGCCGCCTGAGCGTCGGCCCGCGCCAGCACCGCCTCCAACGCCTGGTATCGTTCCGAAACCAGATCGATAGCCGGCGCCCCCTCCAACCCGTAGACCTCCAGTTGCCGGTTGGCGTTCTCCTGCCCCACCGTCTGCGCCTGCCGCAGCCCGGCTTCCACGCACGTGCGCAGCGCCATCCGCCACTGTCCCAACACCTCCTGGGCGTCGCCCACCCGTCCGCCGTGTTGCACCACATCCCGCAGGCCGCGCCGGGCGGTGCGATAAGCCGCCAGGCCCTGGCCGCGCGGGTGCTGACTGTTCCCCAAACCGGCAAAAACCTTCGCCAGTTCCCCGTCCGTTCTGCCGGCAATTGCCACCGCCAGGTGCAACGGATTAGCCATTGTCGGCCTCGTCCAGCGTCATCGCCGCCTTCAGGTTGGCCAGCCGCGCCCGATACTCCGGCGAGGAGGTCAACTCGCCAATCTCCACCTCGCTCCAGCCCTGCCGGCGCAGATACACCGCCAGCGGCAGCCCGCTCCGCCGGCTGGCGTCCGCCACCTCCCAAAACAGCTTCTCCAGTTCCAGATCGTCGGCTGGGTCTTTGGCAAACACATCGCGCCCCCCGATCGAATGATCCAGCGCCCCGCTGGCGTAACTGTCCAGGCCAAAACCCTGGCAGCCTGCATACCCCCGGAAACCGCCAATCGCCACCGCCATCTGCTGCGCCCGCACCAGCGCATCATCGTAATTCGCCCGCCGTTGCAGCACCTTCGTCTCTGCCGGCTGGCGGTTAATGCGCAGCGCCCGCCCCGAGACCTCCCGCTCGTTGGCCTGCGAGCCGCGCAAATCTGTGTTCAACTCGGGGTAATCCCGCTCGATCTCCTGCAAGATACTCTGTATGTACGCCGACGTGGCCCCAATGTCCAGCGGCGCCACCAGTGGAATGGCGTTCGCCGCCGGCGGCCCATAAATGACCGGCAAGTCTTCTGGCCCGGTCTCGGCCGGCCCCGTCCGCTTCTCCGGTTTGGGCACGCCGGCAAACAGCCACGGCGCATCCACCATCTTGCGAATCTGGTCGCTCAACTTGCTCGCCAGGTCGTCCACCTCGTGAAACTTCGACCGCACCGGGTGCAGCTCGCTCCACCCCCAATCCAAACCCACGTTGTTGTGCTGGATAAACACCAACGGCACAAAGCCGTACGGCACGCTCCAATCTGCGCTGATCCCATCCCAGGCGTACAGCTTATCGTCCAGATAAGTGCGAAAGCGCACATCCTGTCCCTCTCGCGTCGCCGCCTCCTGGTAGGTCACCGTCCGCTTGCGCTTTTGCGGGTCGGGGCGCTGCTCTTCCAGCACATACCCCTTGACGTTGCCAAACCCGTCCAGCGTCAGGTCTTTGATCGTTCCAGGGTGAACCAGCTTCAAATACACCTTCTCCCGCCCGGTGTCGTCCACAATTCGCAGCGCTGCATCGCCCATCACCGCGCCGTACAACCCTACCAGGTCCTTGTTGACCTGCCAGTTAGACCAGCGCCACACCTGGCTCAACGCCCCGCGCAGCGCCTCATTCCCGGTCAAAATCGGCAGCGCCGAAGGCATGGCCAGGCCGTCGCCGGCCTGCGGATCCAGCGCCCCGCCCCACAGGTGCGCCTTCCAGAACTCCCCCAACCGGTAGGCCGGGTTATAGATATTGCGGATATAACGGTATAGCCCATACTCCGCCCGATACAACTTCGCCCAGCGGTGAATGTCCCGGTAGGCCGTGTTCTCGTAAAACGCCCAAAAGATACTGTAACGCATCCGCCGGGCGTCGAAGTCGCCAAAGGCCCCCTCATCCTGCGGCCCAGCGCTGACAAACGCCTCTCGAAAAGCCGTGATCCCGTTCATAAAACGTCTCCATAGACTTGCCATAACAACCTCATACCCTACCCACGATAGCCGTGCAGCGGGTTCTCGCCCTCGCCGCCAGCCAGGTCTTCCTTCGCCGCCCAGATCGCCAACGCCAGCGCCCAGAACTGGTCGGCATGATGCTTCTCGTTCGCCTGGGTGTCGAACACGCTGTTCTTGGCCGCCGTCACCATCCGGCGGATACTGTGGATCTGCGCCGCCAGGTCTCGGTCGAGCGGAATGGGCACCTCCCCTCGCTGAAAACGCAGCTTGGCCTCCACCGCCCACAACTGCTTGCTTTCGAGCGAAAAGCCCACGCCCTGCGCCCGCTCGCCGTAACGTTTGTTCAGGTTCTCGGCCATCTGCATCCCAATCCCGTTGCGGTCGATCAGCAGCGTTCTCACCGGTAGAGCGTTCAGCACCCGCTCCACCACCGCCTGCTGATCGTCAAATTCCACCCGGTCCAGACTGATCCCCAGGCGGTAGGGCAGTTGCACTGTGGTGCTTTTCCCCAGCAACACCAGTTCGGTCAGGTCGTGCGTGCGCCCGATGTCCAGCCCGCCCACCAGCGCCTCCTCGATGCGCGCCCGCCGCACCTGCTCGGCCACCTCGCCGACCATCACCAGCGCCTCGTCCACCGACCGCGCCCGCCGGTACCACAGCTTTTCCTCCTGCGCCAGCATCTGGTTGCGCTTGATCAACTCCCAATCAATCCACGAGACCGCTTCGTCTACCCAGCCACATTCGTACTCTTGCTGAAAATCTTCCAGCGGCATATTCTCGTAGATCTCGATCAGCCGCCTCGTGCCAAAGACGCTCACCCGTTCCTCGGTCGTCATGCCGGGCGCCGTCAGCCGGGCCTGTGGCAAATCCTTACACAGCGCCCGCACCACCCACCACGGAATTTTCTGCCGGTGGTAGCCCGGATAACGGCGCAGCCGCTGGGCGTAGATCTCCCAGAACAACCCCTGCGCCCCCAACGGGCTGGAGCCGATGCGGATGCACCCGCCTTTGCTGATCACCGGAACGGCGCTCTGGTAAATCTCCTTGTCCTTCGGATAGTGGGCGAACTCATCCAGATAGACCCGCGCCCGCGCCTTGCCGCGCACCGGCCGGCAGGGGTGCGAGATCAGCCGGCTGCCGTTGTTGAATTCCAATTCAAAGCGGTTATCCACCACCAGCCGCGGCCGCACGTCCCGGTCCAACGACTCGATGATCTGTTTGGCGTAGCGAATCTTTTCGCCGGCCTCGTCCTGGTTGATCGAAACGAAGATGCTCGTCGTCCGCTTCACCAGACAACCAATCGCCGCCGCCTCGGCCGCCGCCAACCAGCTCCACCCCACCTGCCGCGACTTGAGCGTGATCGCCAGCAACGACGCATTGTTAAGGTGCCTCAACTGGAACTCTTCCCATACCGCGTCCGGCATGCCGGTCGCCTCGGGCAGATCCAGGTACTCAACCAGAAAAGCAAGCTGCGGTGTGATCGTTTCCGCGTTCAATCATCCACGCCCCCCGGGTCTTCGCTCAATGCTTCCTTCAACGCCCCGCCAATCTGCTCCCAACGTTGCTTACGCACCGCCTCGATGTCCTTGACGTGTATGGTCACGTCGTGCTCCGCCGGCAGGCCGCTGCCCTGCAACTCGATGATCTGCCGTTCGGCGTCCAACACCGTCTTGAGCGGCGCCGGCATGTGCTTGCGCTCCTCCCGCGACATATCCCGCCACACCGCCCAGGCTTCGCTCTGCACCAGGCGAATCTGTGCAATCGACTGGTTGCGCGCCTCGACCACCTGGTCAACCGCCTCACGCCGCCACAGCAGCCGCACCCGCTCACGATCCTTGCGCGCCGTCTCGTGCGAATAGCCCATCGCCTCGGCAATCTGCCGCAGCGAGGCGCCTTGCAATACCATAATCGCCACCGTCTCCAGCCGCAGCAAAATGTCGTGATCCTGATCCCAGCGCGGCGACTTCACCCCCGTTTTGGGCCCCGCCTTCGAACCTGTCACCCCTTTATGCGTCAACCCTTCATTGTCCGGCGTTTCTTTGTCCACGCTCAGCCTCGCTCATCATTGCCTCGCCCTATCCGCCCGCTTGCCATACCCAACTACTCGCCGGCCGCGTTCCGGGCGCTTTTGCCCGCTCAAAGACCCGCTCCAGACCCCACCCCAGCCGTTGCGCTCCGCCCCGTCCGTCGCCGACACCTCATTTATCCCCCAGAAATCCCGCTGCCGGCCCCCCCGGCCCGCTCCTGCGGCGAAAATCTGTGCTACCCACAGCCGCCCCGCACCGGCGAGACCCATACGTACACCACTCAACATATCCCCGCCTTACGCAGCCCCGCTATGCCCATCCGCCGCCACGCTCTGCGGCGAATCCGGGCAAGGGTTGACGGCCTGCGCCAGTTCGTCCAGCCGTTCCATGGCCAGTTGCGCCATGCGCGCCACCGCCGTCGGCACAGCCGTGATCTCCAGTTCCTTGCGCACCCGCCGCAGCGCCAGCGCCCACGGCTCCCACTCGGCAAAGCCGCAAATCAGCGCCGCGTCCGCCTCGCTCTTGGGCAGAATCGCCTCCAGCGCCGCTTCCATCTGCGCCCACTGCGTCGGCAGCAGCAGCAACAGCACCGCCTTGCTCGTCTTCTGGAAGTCGATATCCACCTGGGTGAACGACATCGGTTTGGGCGCCGCATCGAACAACTTGGGATCAATATACGTCTCGAAGCGCGCCTGAATGTCCCGGATCTGCTCGAAAATCCGCCGCACCAGCTCCGGGTCGTCTTGCCCCGAGATGTTGTTGTGCGCCAGTTGCTTGGCCCGCACCTGATCCCAGCTCAACCCGCTGGCCACCAACGCCAGCACATAGGCGCAGCCGGCCGCCCGCGCTGCCCGCACGCGGTGGTGCCCCGAGACAATCCACATCACCCCGTCGATCTCGGCGCAGAACGGCGTCGATTCCAATGCCCCGGCCGCCCGCGTATTCTCGGCCAACTGGCTAAACATGGCCTTCGACATCGAACGGGCGTTGACCTCCTGCTCGCGCAGACTGTCCACGTGCAAATACGCCAGGCGCATGTGCACCGGCAAAATCTCTCGCGACAACGCCAGCAACGTGTCGTTGACCCCGGCAACCTTCTCGGCAGCGATCTCGTTCACCTCACACCTCCATATTTTGCCAGCCAGCCCTCCAGCGTCTCCTTTGCGCTTCTCTGGATAATCCCACTCCCGTACACCAGCTTAAAGCGGTGCGGCGGCTCGCCCTTCTCCCGCCGCAGCAGATCCAACACCCCTCTCGCCGTCTTCACCTCGGGGTGGTTGGTCTGCATCGACGTTTCCAGCCGGCTGGGGCAGCCCAACACCTGAAACCAGTTATGCTCGCGAAACACCTCTTCCCACAGCCACGAGCTGCACACCGCCATCAGCGCCAGCTTTTGCAGCCGCGGGTAGCGCTGCGCCTCGACCGTGAAGCAGAACGTCAGCAGCCCCGTCATCTGCTCGTCCGAGGCTTTCGTCTTGGTGACGAAAATCCCCTTCGTGTTGATCCCCGCCACGCCAAACAGCCGGCCGTCCAGGAACAGCCCCACATACACCTCCGCCTGCCCGCCCTCCAGGCGGTGGATAAACAGATCCCGGTAATAGTCGCCGGTGACCTTATCGATGCGCCGGGCGTTCAGCCCGCTCTCGGCCCCAATCGTCTCCTCGTCGCCGAACAGCGCGTAGCGTGCGCCGCGCCCGGGCGGCACGCTGCGGCTGATCATCGTCTCTGCCGGCGTGCGGTTGGCGATGATCCAGTTGATCGAGACGCCCCGTTTCTGCCCCGGCCGGTCGGCGAACACCGCCCGCCACGGCTCACCCCACAACGGCGCGGGGTCGTTGTCCGGCGTGGCGTAATACATCAGCGTCAGCGCCGGCTGGCTCGCCAGCATCGCCATCAGTGGGGCGTATTCCGCCTCGCTGAACGGTCGGAAGCTCGGGGCGTCCCAATCAAACACCTGGTCAACCCCCTCGAACATCTTGTCGTATCCACCGGTATAACGAGGTGGGTTGACCAGTAGCACTGCCTCCGGGTCGTTCATAAACCTTTCCAACGTTACCCATAAATCCTGTGGCCGGTATTCCAGCCCGCCCAACGACCCGGCTAATGCCCGCACCTGTGCGGCGATCTGCTCCAGATACACCTCGGCGTTAATCATCAACTCCGCCTCCCGCTGGCGCCAGTGCTCCGCCGTGTGGCTGCGCACCCGGTACTGCATCACCCGGATGGCAAACAGCACCGCGCAGGCTTTGTCCACCGCATCGCCCGCCGCCAGCGGCGCCAGCCCGGCGAAGTAGTCGTCCTTCAGTTCCAGCCGGTACTCTGCCCCCATGATCGCCATGCCCAACGCATGCGAATACAGCGACACATCCCCACAAAACAGCCGTTCCGCCGGGATGCCGGCCTGCACCGCCACCGACGCCAGCGAAAAAGACCCCGTGCAGGGGATCACCACCCTGGAAGGGGTCTTGGTCAACGCTTGCAGCACCTGGGCCGTATAACCACGCGTCGGCCCTCTCGGTATTCCTCGGAAAAGGATGTCTGGGTTTGCCATATCCGCCTGCGCTGTGCTTCAGGACCGGGCGACCTGGTGCCGGGCCAGGTATTTTCAGGTTGAGCACCCAACGGCCTACCCTTAGCCGACGCCCGGATGCTTTGTTGCCCGGGCAGCCCACCCTGCCCGCGCTGTTCCTACGTGGTATAGCACGCCCCACCCGCCCCTGCAACCAGCTCCCCGGGCCGGGGTGGTGCAGGCTCGCCCCGTCCGAACCCGTTTTCTCGTTTGCCTTTACGTACCCCGCGCCCGTCGTTTACTCCCCCATCACACCTTCACACAGGAGAGTAAGCCATGTTGTATTCCGAACTGCCCAACGACCACCAGCCCGCCGCCCGCCTGCGCGAGATCGGCCCCACCGCCCTGGATGTGTCCGAACTGCTCGCCGTGGCCCTGCGCATCAACACCACCGAGGCCGCCCAGGCCCTGGCCGAAGAATACCGCCAGGCCGGCAGCCTCGCCCGCATCCCCCAGCACCACATCCGCCAGATCAACGGCCTGGGCGTCCGCTACACCGATTCAATCGCCGCCATCATCGAGCTGGCCCGCCGCGAGATGGTCGCCCAGGCCGGCGAACGCCCGGCCGTGCACAGCCCGCAGGCCGCCGCCGAGCTGGTGCTGTACGAAATGTCTGCCCTCGACCGCGAACAGGCCCGCGTCATCATGTTGTATACGCGCAATCGGGTCATCCGCGTCGTCACCCTCTACCAGGGCACCCTCAACAGCGCCCAGGTGCGCATCGCCGAGGTCTTCCGCTGCGCCATGCTCGAAAACGCCGCCGCCATCATCTTCGTTCACAACCACCCCAGCGGCGACCCCACCCCCAGCCCCGAGGATATCTCCCTCACTCGCAGCCTGGTGCAGGCCGGCAAACTGGTCGACATCGATATCCTCGACCACCTGGTCATCGGCGGCGGGCGCTTCGTCAGCCTCAAAGAACGTGGCCTGGGCTTCAACTAACCGGAGGTATCCCATGACACAGATAGCCCCCCTTCCCGTTTCCATGATCGACCCCGGCGACAACGACCGCACCGTCTTCGACCCCGACGCCCTGGCCGAACTGGCCGCTTCCATCCGCCAGCACGGTCTGGCCCAGCCCATCACCGTCCGCATGCGCGGCAATCGTTTCCAGATCGTCGCCGGCGAGCGCCGTTTCCGCGCCATCAGCCAGGTGCTCGGCTGGGACACCGTCCCCTGCATCGTTCGCCAGCTCGACGACGAGCAGGCTTCGGCCATCATGCTCGCCGAGAACACCGGCCGCCGCGACCTCAACCCCATCGAGGAGGCCCGCGCCTACCAGGCCCGCATCGAGCGTCACGCCTGGGACGCCGAGCACATCGCCTCGGTTGCCGGCGTGCCGCTGGAGCGTGTCAAACGCCGCCTCAACCTGCTGCGCCTCGTCCCCGAGGCCCAGCACCTGGTCGCCGCCGGCCAGCTTGCCATCGGCCACGCCGAGACCCTCGCCCCGCTGGATGACAACCGCCAGCGCATCGCCCTGCGCATCCTCGCCAGTTCCGAGGGGCTCACCCTCCAGCAGTTCCGTCACATCGTCGCCGATCTGCTCGCCGAGCAAAACGCCGAAACGCTGTTCGACCTGGAAAAATTCTGGTGCGACCAGGTGCAGCGTCAGGAGCTGCCCCGCCGCGGCCGGCACGCCTTCACCGGCGCCCCCATCCGCCCGGACCTGCCGCCGGTGCGCCAGGTGGGCCCCGGCCAGAACAGCACAGCCGCCCTCATTGACAGCTACATCGCCGATCTGCTCCAGGCCGGCCTGACCGCCGAAGCCGGCGTCATCGGCACGCTCTACACCGCCCTGGTGCAGCTCAATTACCTGGGCGTTCCCGAAAATTCCCGCCTGGCCGCCTTGACTTTGCCGGCCGAAAACGTTTAAAGGTGGTGTATCATCAACCTGTTCCCTGGAGGCCCCAGCATGAACCAACTACATGACGCCGGTTATAGCGAAATCAAAAGCCCCGACCCGTTGGCGTTGTATCTGCTCAGAACGAGACATCTATATGATGTCGGTTATAGCGAAATCAAAAGCCCTGACCTGTTGGCCGGGGCAGTCAACGCCCTGGGCGCCACTCTGGTAGACATCCGCTTCTCGCCCCGCTCGCGGGTGCCCTATTGGAACGGCCCGCACCTGGCTCGCCTGGTCGCACACTACGTCCACCTCGGCGCACTCGGCAATCGCAACTACAAGGGTGGGTCGGTCGAATACGTCGACCTGCCGGCCGGCCTGACCCGTCTGGCCGTCCTGCTTTTCGACCGGCCCGCTGTGCTGCTGTGCGCCTGCTCCGAGCGCAGCCACTGCCACCGCCTGGGCGTCGTCCAGGCCTTCGCCCAGGGCTACGGCGTCGAGTCCACACCCCTCACCCTGTCCCTCTGCCAACGCCTGACCGGCTCCGACACCCAGCTCCCCCTCTTCCCCGAGCCGTAAGCCATCTTCTTCCCCTGTTCAACCCCAGCGCACGGCGGCAAGCCGTGCGCTGGGGCTGGATACAATACTTTCCTGTCTTTTTTTGCAAAATCTTGTTAAAATTGGTTTTCTCAGTTCGGTAGGGTCATGGCAAACCGTGGCTATCCCTATTGCTCATTTCATTGCCCATTTGAGGGACGAAATAATAACCACATTTAAGTGCGTATCCATCCGTTTCATTTTTCATAGGGAATAGAAATTATGCCAACAATTGCTGAATACTTCGCTGGAATAGGTCTCGTAAGAATGGGATTAGAAAGTGACGTGTGGAAAATCGTGTTTGCAAATGATTTTTCAAATATAAAATATGAACTATATAAAAGTTTTTATGCAGATGCCCAGCAATATTATCAAGTAAAAAACATCTTCGATGTTGACCCGGATACAGTGCCCCAGAGCACATTAGCCACCTGCTCATTCCCATGCGTTGATTTATCATTAGCGGGAAACATGAGTGGCGTAGTTGAAGGAAAACACTCCAGCGCCTTTTGGGGTTTCATAAATATTTTGCGCGCACAAGGCAAATCTTCCCCGCCACTAGTATTAGTTGAAAACGTACCTGGTTGGCTATCTTCAAATAACGGCGAAAATTTTCAGAAAACCGTTAGAGCACTTAACGACTTAGGTTATCTATGTGACGTATTTTCTCTTGACGCTCTCCGTTTCTTACCACAAAGCCGACAACGTATTTTTTTAATTGGAACAAAATTTCCACAAAACAAAGATATTGATCGCATACTGCTTCGGAATGAAAGTTTAATGACGAAACGGCTGAAAGATACTATAAGAAAATTTTCTACTCTCGGTTGGACTTTTTTTAATATTCCCGCTCCCCCTGAATTAAAAACAAGTGGATTGTCATGCATTCTTGAAAATATTGACGAGGATGACACCCGATGGTGGCCAAAAGAAAAGGTGGAATATCATTTGTCCTTAATGAGTAAAAAAAACAAGGGGTTCGTTGATTCCTTAATAGAAAGTGGCCAGCCATCCTATAGAACTTTTTGTAGGCGGATGCGCAATGATGAACAAAGAGTCGAGATCCGTCGCCATGAAACTTGCGGATGTCTAAGAACAGCTATTGGGGGAAGCAATGTGCAATTTCTAATAATGGCAGGAAAAGGACGGGTAGCAATGCGCTCATTGACTATACGGGAATATGCAAGGCTGCAAGGTGTGCCCGACGCTTTCCCTATTACTGGAAATATCACTGCTGCAAGAAATGGCTTTGGAGATGCGACCTGCGTCCCAGTGATAAGATGGATTAGTGAAAATGTGCTTCCTCTTGCAATACAAAACATTCCCTCAGATTTATTGTGAATTTTTCTACTATAGTAGTAGAAACCTGATCTCATCAAAAAATACCTTTGCCAAATTTTGCTTTTTAAGGGAATGTTCCCATATCCGAAGTACTATCCAACCACTTTGTGTTAATTCTCTATCATATATTTGATCTCTTAACTTTGTGCGCTCAATTTTTTTTTGCCAGTATTCTGTGTTCGTTTTCGGTAATGGACGGTTACATAAAGGACAACCATGCCAAAAACACCCATTAACAAAAATAACTATTTTTTTATCCTCAAATACAAAATCCGGCCTCCCAATAATATCGTTTCTATTCTCCGTGAATCCACAGATACCATTAGATATCAATAACTCTCTAAGCTTGCGCTCTAAGCTCGTATTCCTACTTTTTACAGACTGCATTGCTTTCCTGCGATCTGCCTTTGACAAATTATCCATCAAAAAATATCCTACTCCTCACGAAAACTACCTAATCGCCTAGGGTTTCCAGGCTTCTTAGTAATACCAGCCACTCGTCTCTCCAACTCCTCATAAGAACCGCTCACTACTAAAGTATCTTTTGCTGTTATTGTCAGTAATCCAGAACTTGCGCTTGCTAAATCCATAGCTGCCTGTTTAACTGCATCCATCGTTATTTCCCGAAATTCATCTTCTCCAGAGATTATAGTGGAAATCATAGAAATATTTCGCTCACTATTGGGCAATCGTCCTTCTAAAGATTTGAGGGCTTCAACAATAACATTGTATAAATTTTCACTAGACCAGGCTGGCTTCCGAAGAATAGCATCAATAGCTGCTTGAACATCTTGCGGGCGGTAGTAGTTGATAACAATATCCAGAACTTTTTCCGCTGTAATATGGCGCGCTTCTGCCTCTTCTACAATTTTCGCAAGTTGCTCTATTGTCCAACAAGAAATTTTTCCATCCAAGGAACGTTGAATTACTGCACTATCCTCATCCCCCCCAGGATATGATGGAGCGATTAAAAGACAACCATTGGCTTTATTGCGTTGTACATGTTCTTTTAAACCCGCAAAATCAAACGCAGCCAATGAGGGAGTTCCCGCTGATGATTTTGCTTCTAAGGTTATTTTCTTTTCACCACCCCGATAATCATTAAACTTGGCCAAACCATCTGGCTCTCCACGCCCTCCAATATGTGTTGCCACAAAACCTAGAGCACGAGCTGCCGCGACCAAAGCGATTTCCAATTCATATTCGTTTGCAGAAGCCTCACGCAAAGTCAATGCAATTAACTTAAGTGAAAAAGGATGGTCCTTAGCCAAACTTTTCAATAATGCATCCCTTTTTTCAAGCACCTCACCTATTATGCCAGACAATACTTGATTCTCACGAAGATATATTTCCAGCATAACTTCAGCCGTAACTATATCCTCAAGTAATGTTTTTGATCTACCTTCATCAAAATAAGCCTTTACAAAATCGTGATCAGAATTCAGAATAAACGTCGAGGTGTCTGGCTCGAATTTTACAACGCGTTCTGTTACCCCTTGCCCGGAGTACGAATATTTGTATTTTGATCGAGGCTGAGTGTATAAATTACTAATCAGAACAGGGAGGTCTGCATCATCTTTTAATCTAAGGTAAAACCATGTATTGTCAGCTTCCGAGCCAGTGTTTACAGGATTATTTTGGGCTAATACATCAGCTATGGGGTGCTCTACTAATCTTGGGTCAACGAAGTTTCTGCTAGATTCCTTTTGCCTCTCTTCTTTCTGGGCGATTTTTTTATTATGCTCTTCATACTTAGACCTCGCCTCATAGAAAATCTCCGCCAAAAATTTCTCAAAAATATCCCGTAAACTAGAGCTTTCTATACCTTCTCTTGGAGCTGTAATTACATTATCTAAGTCATCTGCATCAATATTAGCCCTGAACCTTGCAAAAGTCTCATAAGAGGACTGCGTTATCCCAAAATAAGCATCTTCTTCGTTCAATAACCTTCCTCGCGCTCTAATAAAAAAACCGTGGCTTCTTGATAGGTCTGTGCTCTTTCCAATTAATGATCGCTGCGTAATTAAGACTTCACCAGAAATCCCTGTATGGAAAGATGTCGAGAAAATTTTGCCTTCTCTTACCGACCACACTTCGCCTGTTGTTTTTCCCAACGTCTCTAATCTTTGAGATGGCAATTCCGTAATGCCAAAACGCAATATAGGTTGAAACTCATCCTCGGTTCTACTAATCTGTTCCCCATTCAAATATAACTTAAAGTCATTTAGTAGCGGCATAGCCGTTTTTAATACCCAAGAAAGGCGAGAATATGTCAATGTCTTAACTTTTTCTTTTAATTCTTCCAAAATACAGAAAGTCCACGAGAAATCACCCTTCTTAAACAAAGATTCAATTTTCACACCGCTATCGGCACAAATATTTACAAAATACGGTAAATCTTGAAGATACACCCAATCTTTTATCTTTTGTACAGATAGGGTAACTGGCTGGCCCGAATTAATTCCGGAAAAGCTGCTAAAATCTAATGAAACAAATAATATCTCTTGTTTTGATCTCGTTAGATACGTGAGTTTGTTGCAGATTGTATATGTGGCCAATTTTCCAATCCCAAATTTTCCGATCTGTTTTCTTTTAAACCTTTTAGCAATATCATTAGAACGCTTATTACTTCGGCCAATCTGCCATAAATCTTCTAACCCATCGACATCCATCCCTATGCCGTTATCAAATACCAAAATATAATTTGCTTTTTGGTCAGCAGGTAATGGAACATACACACGGCACTCTTTTGCATCAGCGTCGTATGCATTTACAACCAACTCCTCAACAGCTTTTACAGGAGATCGATATAGCTGTTCCGAAAGTAACTGAACTAATTCGTTAGATAACTGAACTTTTATGGTTGCCGTGTTATCGCTAATCCCGTTTATCAATGAGGCAATATGGGAATCTGACGAAATCATGTTGTCCCTCACTTAAAATAATCCCTTATTATATTGACTTTTATGCAATTAATGACAACAAGATTATATTATCATGTTGATAAAAAATAAAGTCGGTTAGCGCAACTTATATTATCTAAGGCACCTTTTAATAACAGAAATAACGAGATAGGGATAACGGACGCTCAATACTTAGCGAGCATAGTTCTTCCCATTCCCCCGCACCTTCTCCAACTCCCTTCCCCGCGCCCGCCAGTTCCTGGCCGTGCGCTCCGGCACGCCAAAAGCCGTCACAATCTCGGTCGTCGCCATCCCGGCCACCCGCAACCGGTCACTTTCCGCAAGTTGCCGCCAGTCCTCCGGCAACTTACCGGCCTCTTTCCGCTCCACCTGGGGCGTCTCCGGCGACTTGCCGGCGTCTTCCTGCCGCTCGCGCCGCTCGGCCTTCGCCTGAGCGATCAGCGCCAGCCGCCGTTGATGCTGCGCCCGCAGCGCCAGCGTTGCCACCCCCGGCGCGCTCATCGTTGAAAGCAGCAAACGTACCAGCCAGGTCAGCCCTGGCAGCACATCCATAACCACATTCACAACCAGCACCACCGCCAGATAAAACACCCCAATCCCGGCCGCCAGCCCGACCGGCGCCGGTGGGTCAACCTTGCGCCGCGTCTGGTTATACTCCCACAGCATTAACGCCGTCGACATCGCCGCAAACCCCACAAACTCCACCGCCAGCGCCGCCACCACCCCGGCCCACCCGGCAAAACCCAGCCGCCCGGTCACGCCCCCATAAACCATATACGCCGGCAACACCGGCGCCAGCCAGGGCGCGCTCGAAGCCACCACATCCACCAGCAGCCCCTCCGCCCCGCGGTTCAAGCGCAGCAGATCCTGCAACGCCGCCAATATCCGCCCTACCCAGTCCTGTCTCACCCCTCACCCCCTGTTTGAGATGTTTGAGCAGTTTGAGGAGCTTGAGAAGTTTGAGGAGTTTGAGCCAACAACCCCAGCAAAACATGGGTCACACGCCGCGCATTCTTGCGCTCACGGTCCTTCTCCAGCCAACCGCGCCCCGTCCAATCCTCAAGCAGCCGCCGCGCCGACCATTCGCTCATCTCACCGTCCCACTCGCGCAGCGCCGCAATCGACATCACCCCGCCGTGCTTCAACGCCCGCTCGGCCAGCGTGCGCTCCCGCTCCGTCAACTGCGGCCCCGGCGCCGCCTCCATTGCCGGCAACGTAACGGCGAACGCCTGCGCCTCCACCAGCCGCGCCTCCCATACCAGCAACAACCGGCCTTTCACCTTCGGCAGCGTCTCGGCCCCCACCTGCCCCAGAATCACCCGGCTCTCGGCCTGCGTCGGCACCGGGAAACTGATGCGCGTGCTCAAATTGGCCCGCACCAGGCTCTGCACCTCCTTATGCCCCGGATACGTCGTCGCCAGCACCGGATAAACCCCATACGCCCC